CTTTCATTAAAAACACCTCCGTTTCGAGTATTTGTATATAGAAAAGCACCCCTGCAAATTGCAAGAGCGCTGAATTTTATCTTTATATTATTTGAATTAGGTCATGAATTTGTTGCATTACATCTGCCCTTGGTCTTCCTGTACCAATAGGTAGCCATGTGACAGGTGGTATATCGAATGCCTGGGAGGAATCAAAACTATTAACCATTATAATAATCGCATCAATAGCTTTGCGTATTTCAACGATATGAAATGGCCAATTCTTAACAGCTGTCTTTCCTGCGATGATATCCTCTTTCCAAGTTGCAGGGGACAGATTGTAATAGCTACGAATCCTGTTTATAGCAGTTCGAAGCGTCTGAATATGCGCTGCCTTTACATGTGTCACATTAGCGGTGATGATTTCAAAAGGTAATGCTAAAATCGTGAAGGTACGAACAACTTCTGTGCTTGCTGACTCGATATCACTGTCAAGGCAACGAAAAGTAACCGTATGATTTCCTACAGAAAGAGGTTCTGCTTGGTAAACCGTCTTGACACCATTACCAAGATAGCCGCTTACAGAAAACCGCTCAGGATTGTCCACGCTATTTTGCCATGGACCAGAATCAATCCTTACCTCCACTATTTGTGTTTGTCCATCTGGTTCAATTCCTGTTGTAATCATAAAACGTGGTGTAGAGTTATAAGTAAAATTGCCAAACATTGGACAGTCCACTACTGGTGATGCAGGTGGGCTGTTTTTCTTTACCATGTTGCTAACTACAAAGGCAGAAACTGCATCAAGTGCATCTGTAACACTGATTCGATAACGGGTATACCGACCAGCTATTTGTGAAGCATTTACCTGAAGGCTACCTGAGGTATTGCTTGAAATAATAGTCGTCAGTGCTACGTATGCCGACCAATTCACACCATCTGTCGATGTAGACTGTTGTATGACATACTGCTTAATCGCACTGGTTCCAGGTACCGTCCCACTCCATGAAAGATTTATTGTATTAGCTTCATATATAGGAGGGTTTGCGGCAAAAATAGACGGTGGTATGGGCAGTATGTTTTTACGAACAGTATTGCTGGAAATAGTCCAGTCTGAGTAATAATCCTCACCAGCCGTACCACGAGTTCTTATTCGAAACCGACGATAATGGCCACGTGTAGCAGGTGGACTGACATTTAAAATACTGCTTGTTGCAGAAGTATTGACGATAGCCAATGCCAACCAGGCACCCCAGTTGCTGTTATCATGTGAATCACTGTACTGTATTTCATAGGAAGTGATAGGGTTACCTGCACCGCCAGATGCTCCGCTCCAAGAAAGAGTGACATTTCCTTCAGATAATGTTGCACTTACCGTGCAAAGGGTCGGTGCTGCACAAGCTGTGACATTACAATAGATACTATTGCTGACTTTTTCTATTGAATAAACATCCAATGTATCAATTGTCCAAATACCAAATTGAGTATATGTTCCTGGAGTCCTTGAAACTATTGGGTTATAGCTCCCTCCGCTTGCCGCCAGTGTCAACGTGGTCAACACATTCCACGCACTCCAAGTACTATTATCCGTAGATGTGCGACTGGCAATTTGATATCCCTTAATTGGACTCGTACCGCTTGACGCTCCACTCCAAGTAAGCGTGATAGTCTCATCGCTATATGCTGCCGGTGAGGCAACAGCAGTCGTCGCTGGCTTTGGCACCGTATTTCTGCGGACGCTGTTTGTGGATACTTTCCAGCTTGAGTAATAACTAGCACCTGCTGTACCACGGGTTCGTACACGAAATCTACGGTAATTACCTCGGGTAGGAGGCGGTGCAACGGATACACTACCACTTGTCGCTGTGGTGGTCAGCGTAGTCAAGGCAGTCCATGCTCCCCATGTGACGTTATCTACAGAGTCACTATATTGAATCTCATAACTTGAAATCGTATTATTGATGCCTCCAGAAGCACCGCTCCAAGAAAGAGTCACATCCCCTTCCGCAAGTGTTGGAGAAACCGTACAAAGTGTTGGTGCCCCGCAAGCAGTAGTAAGCAATGGAGAGCTTAATACCGTATAGCTCGAATTGGTAATTACACCAGAGGATAACGGCAATCGGCCATCAGATACCACTTTGAATGTGACTGGCTGGGTTGCATTACCTGTAGTAGAAGCGCAGTCACCGAAACATATCTGAGCCTTGGTGTGGTCCCTTCCCAATTATCTCCGTCCGCCGCTTTAATACGCACCTGTGAAGAAGATCCATTTACAGTCATAGTACAAAGCAATGCATAACCACTACGGATAAAGGAACCTGATGAACTCAACGCAGCGGATATGGTGAAGTTGTATCTCATCTGACTATTATTTAGACGGCTTTTGGTATAAGTAATTGTGTAATGGACGGTCGGGCTAGAACCCGCCTGCAGAGTGATGCCATTAATATCCGCCACTTACATTCACCTCCTCCTATTCATAAACAGCCGAAACTAGCGAGTTTACCAGCCCACAAAGGCTAGTATTCAATCGGGTATCTATAATGTTATTTGCTGAAATCGATGTAGCAGCCGAAGGTACTAGAACATCAGCAATACCAAGTTCATAGACGTCGCTTGTTCTTATCAGTTCTGGAGCTATGGGCGATGCTGTTGGAGTTCCAGAAACAATCGCAAGCTGAATACTTCTGTTAATTTGGCTTAAACGAACCACAACCCGGTCTATGCGAGGATTGCTTCCGTCTGCTGTAGCGAGAGGCTTGTTTAAATCATCTGTATTTTCATATCTATATCCATTAATCCATGCACTTCCCGCCGCAATGCTTACTGCCAATCCAATCCCAGGAGATACCAAAAGGTTTGTTGGTGTAGAATAAAATACTCCATTCGAGACAAGACTTCCAAAATATGCAGCGAAATCTGTTGCATCATAGACTCTATCTCCATCGGATGAGTTGAAAAATCCACTTTTCTCCATAAATCACTCCTCCTTCTATACCGTTTTTGTATACTCGATAACTACATAGCCTGTATATGCTGTTCTATCATTGCCTGGTTCGACGACAATGTCCGTCATATTCGCAAAGAGTCCGATTTGCGATTCGAAATTATTGTACCGAGCAAGGGGAAGTGGCAAGAAAACACTCCCGTTCGTGACAAAACCAGATAAACTGACAACCGTGCTGAGGTTCGCTATACCATGAGGCACATGTTTTGGTATTGTATCCGTAAGGGAACCGAGATTTATCTGTTTACGATAAATCGTCTTGCCATCTATCCACAGTCGCCCTGTGTTTTGTTCTGTAGTTGAATAGTCGCTAAAGGAAGAAACCATTTTAGAAGCTGTAATTGTACGGTCTGCAATTTTTAAACCTGTAACTGCTCCATTTGCAATTCTTGCAGTAGTTACGGGTTCATTATTGATATTAAGCCAGTTTGCTTGACCAGAAGGGTTGTTAAATACGAAAACAGAAATCACATAAAATGTCATGGTATTACGAGAAATAAAGAAACCCATTGCCCGCTGATAGCCATTTCCCGTGCTATCCCCGTTATGCTTTACCAAAAAGACATGACCGTCATCACTTGGCTGGTCACTAAACTTATTGCCACTCCATGAGGTGAAATAAAAGGCATCCCCAGAGTTCATCTGGTGCAAAGCATATTGACCAATCGATACAGTACCTTCACCCACATTAATTTCAAGTGCAGGTAGTTTTCCATACAGATTGTTGATAGTAGATGCAACGTTGTCTCCTTGAATCTCTGAATCTACCTCCGTCAAGTCACCCAAGGTTTCCTCCACAGTTTCTAAAGCCTGTGCAATTTCGGATATGCCAGTTGGTGCCATTATTGCTGTTTTAACTTCACTCAAGTCGGAGCGTAATTTTTGTGCTATTGTCAACTCAGCTTTTCCGAACACTACGCTGATGCTCTGACCATCTGCGTCATAGGTTTCTTCAACTTCTGTTATGCGCGTCGTCATGGATACACCCCAGGCTTTGGAAATGACTTTGACAGTCTGTCCAAGATCGAAGTCTACTTTATATGTTAAATTGCCGTGTGGATTGATAGATGTATCAAATGAATAGCGTATGGCTTGCTCACTAAGCTTACTTTGACCTCGAAAGATTAGTGTATTAATGTAATCTGAACCAAAGTCTTCTGCCCGCAAGTCCTTAGCATCCACAAAAATCTCGTGTCTTGTCTCACCAGAGCCACTTGTTATAGCTACAAAGGTTCGGTCTGTACCTTCTCCTTCGCCACCAACGAGGGCGGTGTTGGCATAATCTCCAGCACTTATTGTATAAATCTGTTCCGTAAGGTTTTCAAACTCCTTAGAAAATACCGCTTGTGACGCTGTTCCCATATACAATGCTACAGTAAATCCCCCTGTCGCAGGAGAGAACACGGTCTTAATGCCAATATCTGAAGCAACACATAGTCCTGTCACCGCATCCATCAAATTTCTATACGATATTTGTGTGCTGATGGGAACATTTAAGTTTGGAGCAGAAAAGGTTATGTTTGAAATCTTCCTTGCTGTATCAGAAGGATTGATAAGATTATTATTTATCAACTGCTCCACACAGACAGATATGTCACCAGACAGTTTCTCCGTTTGCCAAACAATGCGGCGGGAGAGGAAGGAGGTTGCAAAGCGACCACTTGCAGTAATAATTTCATGCTCGGTTTGAGAAAGTTCTAGATGCTCGATGATCCCGGCTTCCTCATCATCATTTTTCCAGATGATATTCCCTTCCTTTAATAGTTCTGTATTCTCTGGAGTTGCTATGGCTTTTAACTCAAATGAACCACACTGGGAATAGCGTCTCGTCCAGCGTAAGTACTCAAAGGATTCAACAATGCCTGCAAGCTCCCGGTTTAAATTGTAGATATACAGTTCCATTTTCACACCCCCAGAAACTGCGGACGAAAGTAAATACTAACCTCTAACAGTTCCATATTGACAGAAGCATCGTAACGCAGTGTATTAAGACCCGCCGCTAGTTGAAAGAACACCGAATTCGTATCTAACAGTGAAAATGCATTTGTAACCGTTGACCCATCAATCTGGACTACACGCTTACCAGCGAAATGGGTATATACACGAAGTTCATCCCCAGCGTTCATTGTAGTGAGAAGCCTGATATATTCTCCTGTGTCTATATTTAAAAGTTCAGGGTTCGACACAGTACCTAAAGCTCGGAACACAATCTCACATCCACAAGATACATCCCCGATATTTTCCACCGTAATGATCTGGCTGGGCTGACGCATTCCGAACTCCATCCCAGTCATTGGAATTTCCAATTCAAACTCAAATAGCGGTATCCATGATGCCAGTTCCTCTCGCACCTCATTTAATGTCTCAAAGAAAGGGGATGGGCAGAGCAGACTGACAAAGAAGTTTGGTATTCGTTGCCGATTAGAAACACTAAAACCTGCCTCCTCTACCACACAGGAAATCTGTCTCTCACGGTATTGAAGGGTCCCTAGTAGCTTTGGGCTGAATATTTGAAGGAAGTGTTGTCTCCTTTTATAAGCTTCATCGGGAGTATCAGCAACAACCGTACCTTCAATCGTTATGTTTCGCATATCTAGTGTGGAGGAAATATAAAAAGCGCCATCTTGGTCTGGCGCCTTGAAAGTGTTAACAGTTTGACGGATGTTGCCAGTACCATCTATCTTCGTAAGAAAGTACGGTCGGCTTTGCTTTAGCGTAATACTCTCTCCATCTCTATTGGTATATGTTAGTTCCATTGCCGTACCTCCTTTACAATTCAAGTGCCAGTTTACGGGATAGGTTCTTAAACTCCCGTGCTAGTTCTTTTTCTGATAGAGCCTTAGGTGTCACTACAGAAATGTTTTGAGTGATACTTGCACCAGTGGCATTGCCTTGCCCAGATACACCTCTGTAATTAAAGTCAAAGCTGGTTGGCACTGCATTTTGCATATCCCTTGAAACTGCTGTCATTGCATCCTCAAAACCTACACCGATACCTTCACCCATGTTGCGGCCAATTCCAGCAAATAGGGTTGAAGGAGAGCGGATACCGAAGAAGTCTTTAATCCTTGAAACAACATTTCCGAAAAATCCAGATATTTTACTCCATAGCCATGCCCCTGCGTCTGAAATACCTTGCCATAGACCTTTAATCAGATTGCCGCCCACTTGAGCCATTTGACCGATATAGCCAGTAAAGGCTTTGATCAGTCCAGAGATAATCTGCGGTACTGCTTTAACAATCTCCACGATTATCCTTGGTAGGTTTGCAATCAATGCCACAAACAGTTGTACACCCGCTAAAATAATCTTATCGATGTTACCAATAATGGCATTGACCAGCGAAGTAACAATCTTGGGAATAGCACCTACAACAGTAGTAATAATCTGTGGCAATGCTTGAATGAGTGATATTAGAAGCCGGATACCTGCATCAATAATCAAAGGAATCGAACCAATAACAGCACTGATGATACTGTCGATAATTTGCGGGATTGCTTCCACAACTGCTGTAATAATGGTAGGCAAAGCTGTAACCAGTGAGGTCAATAATTGAATACCCGCTTCAATAATCTGCGGAATAGATTTAATGATAAAATCCACTATTGCTTTGATGATGACAGGCAATGCAGAAGTAAGCTGAGGTATTGCCTCTACCAATCCCTGTGCTAATCCTATAATCAACTGCAAAGCGGCATCCAAAATGAGTGGTAGGTTATCCATCAATCCTTGGACAATCTGCATAACAGCAGAAACTGCCGCAGGGATGAGTTGTGGTAAAGCGATGCCAATCCCCTCCACAAGTGCGGTTACCAGTTCTATTGCTGCATTTATTAGCAGTGGAAGGTTGTCAATTAATGCACCGACAATCGTCATTAGAGCACTTACCGTCGCTGGAATAAGTTCGGGTAAAAGGCTCAAAATTGTTTCCAGTACTTGCGCGAATATATTTGTAACCAATTCAAGAAGCATTGGTAGCAAGTCTGCAACCGCCGCTAATATTGCGCCTGTCGCTGTTGGCAAGGCGGCCACGATATTTTCTAAAACCGGTACAATATTAGTGACAACCGCCTCGAAAGCATCAACAAGATTCTCAGTCAGATTCGTCATATCAGCATTGGCATTACCGAGTCCAGCTGTAAATGAACCAAGTGCGGCCTGTAGTAACCCAATAGAACCGGAGATTGTCTCGGTTGATTCTTTTGCAAAGTTACCTGCATACTGCTCTGTGTTCTCAAAGAACATTTGCATTGCTACTTCGGCTTTTTCCGCTTGTGTTGCAGTATTCCAAGTGAAATCCAGACCCTTTGCGAGAGCATAGGCTTCGATGTTAGTAGCGTTCATCGCAACACCTAAGTTATCCATCATATCAAAGTTACCCTTTGCCGCCCCAGTGACTGCCTCCAATGCCGAGGACATATCAATACCCATAACAGATGCCATGTCTGCCGCACGTTGCATGGCCTTTTCAGTTAGCTCAAGACTTCTCTGTTGCTGTATACCAGAACCTTGGAATAACGCGCCCATTTTGTTGGCAGTTGCTAGGTACTCACTTTGGGAAACACCTAGATTTTTATAGGCTTCCTCACCAGTTTTCTGAATCGATGCAGCATATGCTCCAAAAACCGCCTCCGATCCACCTAGGTTTTGTTCTAATTCTCCGAACTGAGTAACTACCTCTTTACCTAACTTAATAGCCGCGGCTCCAGCGGCAACGGCAACCGCACCCATCGCCACACCAATTCCCTTGAGTACACCGCCAAGCTTTTCAAACCTGCCACCAGCATCCTCTGCACTTTTACCGGAATCCTCTAACTCTTCACCGAGATTATCCGCTTCAATTGTAGACTCCTCAAGTTCACGTTCCATAAGGTTCAGTTCTGCCTGAGCCCTGTTTAATTGTATTAGCCAGTTTTGGGTACGACGGTCATTTTCACCGAAAGAGGAGGAGGCATTATCAAGGGCAGCCTTAAGGGTAGAAATCTTTTCTTTCTGTGCGTCAATTTCTTTATTTAAAACGGCATTTCGAGCCGTGATCGATTGAATGGATTTATCGTTTTTATCAAATTGACTGGTTACAAGGGCCATTTCACTACCTAGTACCTTAAATGATTGATTGATTTCGGAGAGTGCCTTCTTAAATTCTCGCTCACCCTCGACACCTATTTTTAATCCAAAATTATCCGCCATCCCTTCACCTCCTCCTATATGCCTAGTGGGATAATATCGTCAATGGTCTGAGTTTTCTTTGGCTTTTCAATGCCATGCCACTGCTTATGGCAAGCCCATAAATCAAAAAACAGTCCAATTGGCAGAAGCCAGAATTCCTCTGCCTCCATGCCCATCTGGACTGTTCCATAATAAAGAAGCCGGGTAAAGACCTCAGCGTCCGTTACCCGACTTCCACGTTTTTTGGAGTTTCCTCCTCACTTTCCACATTTCTCTTTGTACCTTTGAACATTGCCTCGGTAATTGCAGTTTTATATGCCGCTAAGTCAAGCGGTGAAGTAAGAAGCTCCACTTCTTCCTCTGTAAGCAATTCTTCTGGTGCGTTCTTATTCTTAAGATTACGAATCAAAATGGACTGGTTTGCAAGCAATGTAATTAGCCAAACAATCTCGTCCAGTGCCATCTCGAAGTTTTCTGATTTCATCAGTTTTTCTCCAAGGTTTTCAAGACCACCGTAACGACCGGCAATGGCCTTTGTTGCACGTGTAGTTAAAACCAGTTCATACTCTATGTCACGTATGTTGATTGAGGCACTTCTATCATTATCCATGATTTCCCCTCCTATGGTTCAGGTGTATATACAGGTTCATAGACTTCAGTGAACCAGCCTGTTATGGTGGTCGATGAAACACCAGGATCACCTTCTGTAACTTCCGCTTTCCATGGGTGCTTGCCCAATCCATCCAGCTTATTCCTACGCATAACGGTTCCTTCGATGGTGGGTGTAGAAAAGGTAATGGAATCAGCCTTTGTCTGTAAGTTGGTAGCTGGTAGTCCAAACTTAACGCGATACAGCCAAAAATAGCGGTATGTTCCATTAGCCCTTTGTGCACGAAACCCTACTGCAACTGGTGTACCCACATTTTCACTGGCTGAGATTAATACTCCGTT